CCACCCACAAGCTCGCAACGGAGGTAGACATCTACGACCTGTTCTTAGAGAATATGGGAGAGCGTAAATACAATGTAATCAAAGCAACATCTAAAGCAGCATCAAAGAAGTTTGCCAACGAATCGTTAGACGTGGTATTCATAGACCTAACCCATACCTATGAAGCGGTAAAGGAGGACATCAAGCTATGGCTGCCCAAAGTAAAGAAGGGAGGCTTCATCGCAGGAGATGACTACCATCAACATTGGCAGGGTGTAATCCAAGCGGTAGATGAACTATTGCCACGAGCTACGTTCATTGATGACTGTTGGATTTACCAAAGGTGAAGAACCACACAAAGGTCTATCTCAAAGGGATGGGCTACTCCACAACTGACTTTATCCCCTGCGAGGTATGTCAAGGCCAAGCCGTAGACATCCACCACATAGAGTCAAGAGGTATGGGTGGAAGCAAAATTGCTGATACCATAGAAAATCTGATGGCACTATGCCGTGCCTGCCACGTTGCATACGGGGATATTAAAGAATGGAAGGAGCGACTTCAAGCAACACACAACCACCACCTATCAAAAAGAGTTATTTAGTTATGCAAAGAGCAGCAATCGGTACAATCATACCAAACCCAACCAACCCAAGAATCATAAAGGATGACAAGTTCAAGAAGCTTGTAAAGTCCATACAGGAGTTCCCACAGATGCTTGAGCTGCGCCCAATCGTAGTGGATGGCAATATGGTAGTGCTTGGGGGGAATATGCGCTTAAAGGCGTGTATTGCGGCAGGACTGAAGGAAGTACCCATCATTGTTGCTGACCAACTGACCGATGCACAGAAGTTGGAGTTCATAATCAAAGACAACGTAGGATTCGGAGAATGGGATTGGGACTTGCTCGCTAACCAATGGGATGTAGAGGCATTAGAAGATTGGGGTCTTGAACTGCCCTTTGACAATACTCCTGTGGTTGAAGCCGAAGAGGATGACTACGAAGCACCATCCGAAATAAAAACAGACATAGTCTTAGGGGACTTAATAGAGATAGGCAACCACCGTCTGCTATGTGGGGACTCTACCGATAGCGATGCAGTCGCAAGGCTGATGGATGGACAGAAGGCTGACCTTGCACACAATGACCCGCCTTACGGGATGAAGAAGGAGAATGATGGAGTTCTAAACGACAACCTTAACTATGATGACCTCCTTGAGTTTAACGAGCAATGGATTCCACTTCAGTTCAGTCACCTCAAGGATAACGGCTCTTGGTACTGTTGGGGCATTGATGAGCCATTGATGGACATTTATACCAACATCCTAAAACCATACGCAAAACAAGGAGAACTCACATTTAGGAATCTAATAACTTGGGATAAAGGTAACGGTCAAGGTCAAAATTCAGATAATACGAGAAGCTTCGCTACGGCAGACGAGAAGTGTTTGTTTGCTATGTTAGGAGTTCAAGGGTTTAATAATAATGCCGATAATTATTTTAAGGGTTGGGATTCTATTGTAAATTATTTAGATAATCAAAAAAATAAAGCGAAACTCACAATAAAGGACTGCAAAAGATTAGCAGGCCATAGCGAAAAAAGCGGATGTCATTGGTTTGACAAAAGTCAGTGGATGATGCCAACAGAGGACACCTATAACTCTTGGCGGGACTATTGTCTAAGCAATGGTATTGACGCATTTCATAAGAAGTACGATGAACTGAAGAAGGAGTACGATGAACTGAAGAAGGATTATTATGCAACCCGTGCCTACTTCAACAACACGCACGACAATATGAATAACGTGTGGCACTTCGCTCGACATAACAAAGATGGAAGCGAAGGCGGTCACGCAACACCTAAACCCATACCCCTTTGTGAGCGAGCAATCAAAAGCAGTTGCCCCGATGGTGGACTTGTGATTGATTCGTTTATGGGCAGCGGTTCTACTATGGTGGCATCACACCAACTCAACCGCAAGTGCTATGGTATGGAACTTGACCCGAAGTATTGCCAAGTCATAATAGACCGAATGCACAAGCTCGACCCTTCACTTGAAATTAAAATTAACGGCAAGCCTTATGACAAGTAGTGACATCCATAAAAAGGCAATGCTCGATGCGTTGGAGAAATCGTTAGGGGTTGTGACCTCCGCTTGCAAGAGTGTTGACATTGCAAGGCAAACGCATTACCGATGGCTGCAAGAGGACAAAGAATACAAAGCAGCAGTCGATGAACTATCAGACGTAGCCATTGACTTTGCAGAGAGCCAACTGCACAAGCAGATAAAGGAGGGCAACTCCACCGCTACTATCTTTTTTCTAAAGACCAAAGGCAAGAAGCGTGGGTACGTGGAACGCCAAGAGGTAGACGTATCTTCGGGCAAGCTATTTCAAATTGAGGTGCTTGGCGAAGATTCAGACCAATAAAGTATATAACCACCTAAAGCGCAGCGACAAGAAGATAGTCGTTGAGCAGGGCGGTACTCGTAGCGGAAAGACTTACAACATCCTGCTATGGGTAATTTTCTATTATAGCACACGAGAAACAAACAAGACCATCACCATCTGCCGTAAGACGTTCCCTGCGCTGCGAGCTTCGGTGATGCGTGACTTCTTTGAGATACTGCGCAACCACGACCTGTACAGTGAAAGCTTCCACAACAGGTCAAGCCACGAGTACTACCTAAACGGCAACCTTGTAGAGTTTATCAGCCTTGACCAACCGCAGAAGATACGGGGGCGCAAGCGCAACCTCCTGTACATTAACGAAGCCAACGAGCTGACGTATGAGGATTGGCAGCAGCTTATTATGAGAACAGAGGACAGGGCAATCCTTGACTACAACCCTTCGGATGCGTTTCATTGGATCTACGACAAGGTCGTACCGAGAGATGACTGTGAGTTCTTTAAGACCACTTATCTTGACAACCCGTTCCTTGATAGCAGCATCCGAAATGAAATAGAACGCTTGCGTGATACCGATAACGACTATTGGAGAATCTACGGACTTGGAGAACGGGGTATGAGCAGAGCCACCATCTTCCAATACGGGCAGGCAGAGATACCAACGGATGCCACGCTCCTATGTCACGGGATGGACTTTGGGTACACCAACGACCCAACTGCACTTGTGGCAGTTTATAAGTCGGGTGACAATCTTTATGTGGATGAGCTTATCTACCGCACGGGGATGACCAACCCCGACATCAGCAACGTACTTGCCTCACTTGGCCTTGACAGACGCACGGAGGTATTTGCTGACTCTGCTGAACCCAAATCTATTGAGGAGCTGCATCGTATGGGATGGAACGTGAAACCCACGCAGAAGGGCGCAGATAGCGTCATAGTGGGCATTGACGTACTGAAGCGACACAAGCTATTTGTAACACCACGAAGCAGCAACCTAATTAAAGAATTGCAAAACTACAAATGGGTAGAGGACAAGAACGGCAACCTGCTGAACAAACCGATTGACGCATTCAACCACGCCATAGATGCGCTGCGCTATGCAACGTATAACAAGTTGAGCAGACCTAACTTTGGCAGGTATGCCATACGCTAAAACTAAAAGGTTATTTTAATACAATGGAACTAAAGGTAATTGTACCCACCGCCCTATCAGAGATCACGCTTGACCAATACCAACGCTTTGCGAGGCTTGAGGGCGATGAGGAGTTCTTGACCCACAAGATGCTTGAGATATTCTGCGGAGTGCCTCTTGCTGACTTGCCCAACGTAAAGTTTGCAAGCGTAGCCAATGTGATGCGCCACATCAATACGATGTTCAGCGAGAAGCCAAACCTAAAGACGGAGTTCACGATGGGCGGTGAAACCTACGGGTTCATCCCTAACCTTGAGGACATCACCTTCGGGGAGTATGTAGATTTGGACAATTATATGGGTGACATACAAGAGCTGCACAAAACGATGGCAGTCCTCTACCGACCTATCACCGAGCGCATAGGCAAGCGGTATGCTATTGAGCCATACGAATCAGCATCCAAGTACTCCGCATCAATGAAGGATGCACCAATGGATGTTGTGATGGGAGCATCGGTTTTTTTTTGGCGTTTAGGAAACGAACTACTGCTCGCTACCCTGACCTCTTTGGAGAAGGAGAAAACGAGTACTCCGCAGAGTCTCAATTCGGTAGAAAGTGGGGATGGTATTCTTCCTTCCATCAGCTTGCTCAAGGAGATGTTACAAGATTTGAACGAGTCGGAAGGCTTGGCGTTCACGAAGCCCTTACCTTTCTCGTTTTTGAAAAAGAGCGCATAGACGTTGAACGCAAACAATTAGATAAGATAAAAAAATGAGACAGTTCTACGACATCACCACCAAGCTAAAAGACACGCTTGAAGCGAATAGCCAAGTCAACGTGGTAACGACAGGGGATATTTTTGACATAGACCTAAACAAGCAGACCATCTTCCCTTTGTCGCATATCATTATTAACCAAGCAACATTTGAAGGACAAATAGTACGGATGAATGTAAGCATCGTTTGTATGGACTTGGTGGATGAGACCAAAGAGAACCCACGCTTGCAGGCAGAGCCGTTCTACGGCACGAGCAACGAGCAAAACATACTGAACACCCAACTCGCAGTAATCAACGATGTGGTGACAGAACTGCGCAGGGGTACTCTGTACACCGACCTTTATCAGTTGGATGGCACAGCATCTTGCGTTCCCTTCAGCGAGAGGTTTGAGAACCTGCTTGCAGGGTGGACTGCAACCTTTGACGTGCTGCTTGCTAACACCGAGATAAGCATCTGCTAAAATGGCACGGAAGGAATTGTTGGAAGCGGTGCTTACCAAGTTTGCGAAGTTTGTAATTCAGCAGGCGAGGACTAACCTTACCAAAGGCAAGCACAACTTTGACAAGACCCTTTACAATTCTTTGCAGTATAAACTATTTGTAGGCGAGAACTCGTTTACTCTTGGCATTGAGATGGAGGACTATGGTGACTTCCAAGACAAGGGCGTAAAGGGCGCAGGAGGCACGAGAAAGTCCACAAGCCCATTCAACAGGCGAAACAACAAGGGCAAGATATGGAAGCAGAAAGCACCCGATAGCCCATACAGTTACAAGGAGGGCAAGAAGCCATCAGCCAAGCACTTCAAGCGGTGGGCAGAGAGCAAGGGGCTGAATCCTTTTGCGGTGCGTGAGTCGGTATATCGGCAGGGCATCCCTGCAACGAAGTTCTTTAGCACTCCGTTTAGGCTTGGGTTTGCCAAGCTACCCCCTGAGCTTATTCAGTCGTTCCAATTAGGCAAAGATGATCTGCAAGCATTTACCCGTAAGGACTTAAATATAAAACTATGAGTACACCTGTATTTTCTACGCCAAATAGCCTTGCTATGGCAAGAAGCCCACAATTTGTCACGGCAAAGAACAACGCTCTTGCGCTTGACACGCTTACGGAGATGGACTTGAACCTGCGTATTCGCACGGGTGTCCTTGCTGCATCGGGTTCGTTTAACTATTCGTTGAGCAAAGACTATTCAATAAACCAAGTCATCAACTTTGAAATCAGCGACCTTGTGCGCTCGGAGTTCTACCACGACTTTAGCGTATGGAATGACATAGGCTACACGCAGAGTCCGCAGGGTGAGGCGTTGTGGATAGTACCCGAAGGCTCTGTGACATTCTCTAACAACGGAGCAGCACCCGCCAACGCAACCTTCCCCGATGAATCCCCTACCGCATACGCATACCTAACTACCGATGGATGGGCAACCCGTGATAACATCGCCCCTGTTGCGGTAACGCAGGCCGTGCTTGCCACGAATCGCAATCGGCAGGTGCTTGTCGGTAACTACGAATCCCTTGCGATTAACAATAGCGTAAATAATGGTCTTGCTAAAATTATCATTAGTTGGCAGAGTGGTGATTCTGATGATTTCTATGTGAGTTCCGTAAGCACCGCCCCACCAACACGCGCAACCAACAACTCACAAAACCTTGTAATCTATGCAGGAGTCGGCCCTGCAAACCTTGAGAACAATCCTTTTTTACCTACCGAGATAAAGCCAAGCGAGCAACCTAATGGTGGCATAGGGCAGTACTACGATGTAATTCTAAAGAATGCATCCAATACCACGATTGGAACGGTGAGGTACTATGTTCAATGTGAGGCAAAGTACACGCCTGTACAGGTGGCGTTTATCAACCGCTTTGGCGTTGCTGACTTCATCACCTTCTTTAAGCGCAGCGAT